TGGTTTTATGTAGCGCGAAGCTCAGGCGGAAGACGAATCGTCGCCAAGGGGTGAATCGGTCGCGGATTCTTTTTTTTCGCTAGCGCCGATCCCGGAAAGCCGCATCGCGGCCTCGGCCAGCCGGATCAGCACCGCGGCCGACTTGTCGCCGAGTAGATCGACGTCCTGGTCGGTGAAAATTCGCTGGCCCTTCTCGTCGCAAAGACTGCGGACCAGCAGGTGTGCCCGGAAGTTCCGGTCGCCCGAAGATTTTCCGGAAACAGCTTCTTCGAAACTTTCTCGCGCCGGCCCGGACATGCAGCGCAGGCAGACCTCCCCGCCCCACTCCGGAACGGAATGCGTCTCCGGCTTGCGGTCTTCGGCGGCTTGGATTTGTTCTTTGTTCAGCATCCGCGCATCAGGCGTAAACCGGCGGCCCGGTGACTTTGACCTTGAGCTTCAGCGTACACACGCCCTTGTTGGGGAGGTCGCCCTCGTAATCGTCGATGGCGCCGAGGAAAGTATAAGTGTGCGTGTCGGGCAACGTGATCAGGAAGGATTGGCTCACGCCGATCAGGGCGAGCAAGGCGCTGGCGCTGGCGTGGAGATAGTTGATTTCGATGTCCACGTCGCCGCCGTCGAGCCAGCCGAACAGCCATTCGAGGTAGCTCGAAGGGGAGGCGTAGTGCGTGGCCTCGTACTTCTCGGCGGTGATCTTCGGGGGCTTGACGTTCTTGACCTCCGCGAGGGTCGTGTAAGTGACGGTCGAGCCGGTCGGCATGCCATAACCAAGGGTCGTACCCTTGCCGATGATCGATTGAGTTGCGGGCATGCCCGTGCATTAGGGCGCGGCCGCTGCGCGGGAAATCGATATCCGAAATTCGAATGACGAATTAAAAATCGTTGTAGAAAACGTCCAGCGTGACCGCCTTCTCGTACAGCGTCATGTTCTCGTTCAGCGGGCTGGTGTACTCATCATCGGTGACTTCCTTGAGGAAGAATCCCTGCACGACGACGCCGCCAAAAGTCCCCGACTCATCCACCAGGCACGCCTTCACCGCCGCCCCCAGCGCCGCCGCCCCGGCGTAGGTTTTATCGACGCAGCGGATTTTCAGCGTGCTCTGAACCAGGCCCGACACGCCACCGAGGGTTTGGTCCGGCTCGGCATCGGCGATCTCGTAAATGATTTGCGGATAGGTCTGCCGCTGCGGCGCGTAGGAGGGAACGAATGTCTCGGTGATGTCCGTGACCGCCTCATCCGCGTTGAGTGCCGCCGCCAGCGCCACGCCCAGGTCTGCCATGCCCGCGCATTAGTCCCCGCCTCATGGCAGCAGTTCGCGATAGGCCCGTTCGATTTCCCCCAGCGCCGCCTCCTTGCTCTCGCCGAAGGCTTGTTCGATAAAATGCTTGCCGGGAATTTCCTTGCGCGAGTCGCCCCGAGCGCGGACTTTTCCCCTGGACCGGCGCTTGCCGGTCTTGTGCCCGAACTCCACAAAGGCGGCGTAGAAGCTCGGGCCGGTGAACCATTTCTTGCCGACCCCGACGATGATGGAGATGATCCCCTTGCGGCTCTTGCCGGCGCGGACCTTGATGCTTTTTTTGAGCAGCCCCGATTTCACCGGGGCGTTGGCCTGGGCCTGTGTCTGAATCACCTTGGCCCCCGCCCGCAGCGCCTTGCGCGTGACCTTGTTCGCCGCCTTGTTCTCCAGTTCGGAGAGCTTGCCGATGATGTTGTCGACGAAGTGGATGGGCATGGGTCACGGATGCAAAAATTCTTCGGCCATGATCCATAGCTCGTAATTCCGCTCTTCGATGTTGCTGATGCTGCTGATGCGGAATAGCCGCGGCGGCATCGCCCCCTCGCCGCCGGCGAAAGCGCCGTCGAAGGCATCGTCGAATTGATCGGCCGGCCCATAGCGGATTTGCATGGTCACGTTGAGGCCGGGGTAATAGCGGCACTTGATTCGATGCGTTTCCGTCCCACCCTGGCTGCGCAGCGTGGCCAGTTCCCGGCCGCTGAGCGGCTCGATCGACGCCCAAGTCGTCCAGAAATCCGTCCAGCCGGGAATCCGCTCGCCGAATGAATTCACCTGGTCCGTGCCGGGCGTGGCCGACTGGAAGGTGATCTTGTGCCGGTAGTTTCCCGCGTTAGCCGCGCGCATCGCTCGCTCCCGGATTCTCAGGCCCGCGCCGGCTCTGCTCCTTGCGGATGCGCTCGATGATGAGCGCCAGCGGCCCGTATTCGCGGCCGGAAACCACGCGCTGTCCATCCACCTCGCAGCGATTGACCGGGCTGGCGGGCGTTGCGGATTTCGGATTTTGAATTTGATTCGTCATTCGGATTTCGCACTTTCGGATTTATCAAAAGAACCCTTCGAAGGCGTATCGATCCAGCAAATGATGCACCGCCTGCTCGACCGCCGCGCCTGATTCGCTGGGTTGGCGGCTCTCATACCACTGCCCCACCATCAGCAGGATGGCTATGCAGATCGGACCGGGCACGCGGGCGAATCCGCTGGTGAAGGTGACGCGCACGGCATCGGAGGTGTTGGGCTGAACGGCCGGCCAGCCCACGGTGTTGCTGCCATTGACCACGGGTTTGACGTAGCCGGGGAAGTTGTCCTCGACGACGACGTAGTTATCCGGATCGAGCGTTTGCAGGTTGCCGTTTTGATCGAGGTATTCAATCGAATCGATCGATTGCAGCGGCGGCTTGGGCATGCCGATCATGCCCCAGTTGGGCAGGGTCAGTTTGGTAAAATCCGGCGGTGAGAGCACGCCATAGTTGGGGGTTTGCAGATAGCCATAGTTCCCCGCCTGGTACACCGCGGACTCCGGCAATTGCTGGAAGAATGGGAAGGGAAATTGCAGCCCACTGTAGATGGGGAAGATGTCGAAGGTCTGGCGCCATTGTGCGCCCATGAATTCCAGGTTCGTATACTTCTCGCAATACATCCGCGCCGCGGTGATCATGGAGGAGATCAGGTCATCATCATCCGTGATGAGCACGCGGAGGAACGATTTGGCGGTGTCGAGCGAAACCGGCTCGGACGATGGCGGGGTAATCAGCTTGAGGCCCATGCCCGCGCATTAGCTCAACGGCAAAACAAAAGCCGGGGCCGTTGATCGGCCCCGGCCAGTCGGGGGAGGAGAGAAGGACAGCGCCGGTGATTTACGTTGCGGAGTTTTGGAAAACTCCGACGGCGTTTTGCTGGATCATCTTGGAGTCCGAGCGCATGAATCCGATGTAGCCGACCTGCAGATAATCCGCGTAACGCTCGACGAGTCTCAGAACGATGATCTCCTTCACGTCGCGCACCTTGAAGGCGGGGAAATATCCGAACAGGGCCGGATAATTAGCGGTGGTCACAGAGCCCACCGTAGTCGTTCCGAAGTTGGGCATGAACTGGTTGACGTAATAGGGGAAGCCGTCGATCGTGTCGGGCGACTCGCCGCCCAAGGCGGTGAATCCGCTCAGCCACAAGGGCCGGCCCTGGCTGTCCTTGATCAGCTTCGTTTGCCGTAGGGCGTGATCGTTGAACATGAATCCGCAGGCTTTTGTCGTGCCCACGCGCAGGCTGCGATAGGCCGGATCGATCGAGTGTTCCAAATTGATCACGTCGTTGTACACCCATCCGGTCGGTCCGCCGCCGCCGGCAACCACCGTGCTGCCCGAGGCGAGCAGGCTCGAATTTGATCCGCTGGCGGTGATCGCCGCGGCCAGAATTCCCAAGGGCTGGCCGCTGCCGTTGCCATTGGTGAAGTAGCTGCCTTGGATTCGGCCAATGCGGATGCCGGCCATCTCGCCGATGCGATCCTCCAGGGCGGCGATGTCTTGCAGGGCTTGGTGGGAGAAGAGCATGGACTTGCTGGAGAACATATACGCGCCCAGAGTGACCTGGGTAAAGCTGGCGTCGGCGTTGGATGCGGTCTGAGTGTTTTCGGTCAGCAGCTCGCCCTGGTTGCTGGTGTCATCGACCAGCATCTCGGGCAGGTTATTTCCCTGTTCGGTCGCCTGATAACTGATAGGCGCTTCGCGCACGGAGCTATAGCTCTTGAGCGCTTCCCAGAGTTTGATCTGGAAACCTTCCGACACGCCGAAGCCGGTGATGCCGGATGCGCCCCCGCCGGTGGTTTCGCCGACGGCGCGATGTTCGATTTGACGCTGGGCGATCTCGCTCGGCGAAAGCAGCGGCACGGCGAAGCCCTGCACGCTTCGTCCGGAGTCGGGGTCGGTCGCGGTGGCCAGGTTGGCCGGGTCGGTCACGCCCGTGCGCAGATAGGAGCGGAAGTCGCTCTGCACGCGCTGCACGCGAGCCTTGCGCTGTTCGCTGTCCTGAGCTCCGCCACCGGCGCCGATGTCAAGCTGCGTCTGCGGCCCGGTCCGGGTCAGGGCGATTTCGTCGTCGATCTTCTGCTGCCGCTCGAGGACCTTGAGTTGTTCGGCGATGCGATCGATCTCGTCGTGGCAGGCGTTCCAGTTGGTTTTTTCCTCGGCGCTCATCTCTCGCTTGGCGGTGTCGCAAAGGGTGAGCAGCTCGCGGGCCCGCGTGGCCAGGGTCATCCGCTTCTCACGAAGTTCCAGGATTTTCGACATGATCGATGCTCCAAAAAAGGAATTGCAAAAACGCAATCGTCTTGCCCGCGCATTAGGACTTGGCTTCCGCCTCCGCCTGCCGCTGGCGCATCCGCATGCGCTGGCCCTCCCACTGGCGCATCTGTTTGGCCTTGGCCATCGCCGCGGCATCCGCCTCCCCCGCCGATCGCAATTGCTGGGCGCGGATGCTGCTCTCGGTGGCTAAGTAGGCGGGGTAAGTGACCGGCGACACGTCGTAAAGCGTTTGCACGCGATTGACCTCCCGGACGATCAGGCCCGAAGAATCCATGTTCCAGGAGTCGCCATCCGGCGCGACCAGGAAGGCGAAGCTG